CTCAAACGACACATTGAACTCTATGTCGATCTCGTAATCGCGCCGCACACGGATGGCCTTGACAAACTTGGCCACGATCATTTTCTTGGCCTCAAAAGTGCAGTGGTCATACATCTCGGCCCAACTTATCAGCTGGTCATATTCCCGCAACACTTGGCTGGCCGTCTGTACGGTTTCTTCCAACTCAGCTGTGGTGGTCTGAATTTGTACTCCCAGCTGTTTGATTTGTTCCGTAGTCTCGCTGACAAGGCTGTTCAGCAGGTCTGCATTCAAGCGGCTGGTGCCTTGGATGACCTTGATCGTCTCAGCGCGCAGGTCTTGATACTCCCGCTGCTTCTGCCGATACTGCTCATTTAAGAGGTTTAGTCTGGACTTGACGAGTTCAACCTCCTTGGCCTGCTGCTTTTCGATCAGTTCTTGAGATGGTGAGTTCTGAATGCGCCCAAGCTGGATACGAATAATTTGGTCTACCAATTTATCCAGCTTTTCTACGCCATATCCAGATTGGCCGTCGCATTCGCCGGGATGCCTGACATTGTAATGGCATTGATACCTTGCTCTCGTTTCCCGCACGATAGTCCCGTCTTTTCGGACACGCTTTCGTCCGCTGGTGGTCAGCGTCAGGCGGCCTCCGCAGTGTCCGCAGTAGACATTGCCTACCAGCAAAGACCGTCCCTTGGTGTTGAGCGGCACATCGTCGTGATGGGTCACACGCTTCTCCATCATTTGCTGTGCCCGTTCATAAGTTTCTTCATCGATAATTTGAAGTTCTGGCAGCATTTCTGATTGGCTGTCTCCATTTCGGATGACCCCGGTGTAAATGGGATTTTTGATAATGCGGTTGATCGAAGTAGTTGGTATGTTGCGCCCTTTTCGGTTTGTAATCCCCTGTTCGGCAAGATACCGGCAAAGGCGCTGCGCTCCATACCCTTCGCAGAGATATTTCTGAAAAATCAGTTTCACGATCTCCGCTTCGTCCGGGTCGATCACAAGGTCGCCCACATCCTGATTTCGCTTATTAGTGCGTCCTTTATGCTCCAGACGATAACCAAATGGAACACAGCCGCCGGTAAAATGACCTTCCTGTGTCAGCTGCTCCATTCGGGTCTTGGTACGGACAGAGGTTTTGATGCTTTCACCGGATGCCTGCCAATAGCGAATGTAGTTCAGCAGCTTGTCAACATGGGTATCAAACCGCTGTTGGCCTTCCTTGACGCTCCAGACTTCAATACCGTTTTTGGCGAACCATTCCACAACGAACGGTGTTTCGTCCTCTCTGCGTCCCAAACGATCAAACATAAACACCAGCAGAATATCAAACTTGTTCTGCAAAGCGTCTCGCTGGATTTCTTGAACGGCATCCCGGTCTTTGGCCGAAACCTTAAACCCGGAAACACCCTTTTCCGAAAACTCCTTGACGATTTCCCATCCGGGATGCTGCCGAACAAACTCCCGGCACGCTTCCTTTTGCATGGGAATGTCATCTTTTTCGACTTGTCCAAGCGTTGATACACGATAAAGGCAATAAACACGCCGCACTTTGGTTATCAATTCTTCTAACATATACATCACTCCTGTTTTCTTCCGATATTGGGAATGGTGTATATGGCCTCGTTTCAATTTTCAAGGTGCATATCTACACCATTATTATCTCATATTCACGTAGAAAACACAAATTTTATGGCTTTTTAGAGACGTTTGAAAGAAGAATATCCTTGATCTCACGAACTGCGGCAGGGTTTTCCTTTCCGGCATATCGAACCGTAACCTTGCAGCCATCCACATAGATCGTCTGCGGCTGCTGCGGTCTCTGCGGAAATACAGTCTGCTTCTGCTTCACAATCCATTCCTCCGTATATTTTATAAAATGGCAGGGCCATATCCTCATGCGGACATGGCCCTGATATAAAATGCCGTTTTCCCCGAACCCGTTCCTGCCCCTGCACAATATTCAGCGGCGTTTTGATTTCCTTGGTACGCAGACGCGATACTTCACCGGAAAGCATATCCGATTCGGACGGTCATTCACTTCTCAAGGTGCAAGGTGTTCACCACATAGCTGTGATGAGCAAAAAGCTGTTACCAGCCCGCGCAGACGTACTTTCAATGCGCCTGTGCCGAATGGCAGCAGTGTCGAAATATGTCTCAAACTGAGCCATATTTCCAGCGGAGGGATAGGAGAAAGGCGGCAATGTGCCGCCCTTCTCCCTTTCAGTCAGTTTCTCAGGTAAGCAGCCAGAATGTCGATGAACTGGGAATTGGTCGGTGGCTGCTGTAATTCAGTCCCAGCAATCAAGTTCAAAAAGCTGTGGTCAGGATAGCTCCAACAGTTCTGAATAAGAGTGCGAAGATTGCGCTCCACACAGCTCGGCGTTGTGTTGAAATGCTCCGCCGTCTGCATATAAAGTCGCTTTGTAATTAACAGCATATTCTCCGGCTGATCTCGGACTTGCTCCACCATGTAGACTGCATAGCGGAAACCGGCCAGTTTACCACTCGCGCCAAGGAGTCTCAGCAGGCGCTCGGCATTCAGTGAGATCTGCGAAGCGTCCCGCTCATATTCAGGCACATAATAAACTAAAGGCATAAAATACCCCTCCTGTTAAAAATTAAGATACAAACAGAGAAAACGCAGTAGGGGCGGGCCTCTCGGCCTGCAATAGGTCTCGGCACGGGCCCTCAACTATGCTGGAATTAAATTCTGCCGTTGGGGATCCCCCATTTTTCCGTTTTCATCGCAAAAGCGGGATGGTCGGGGACTTTTAATTGCGAATGGTCATCAGGTAAAAATCCTGTGTAAACATCCATATCCTCCGTATCTCAATCATACACGATAAATGCCGCTTTGTGTCACGTATTCGTTCTACAATGCCCTACTAAAACTGGCTGATATTTGTTGTTTTCCGTCGAATATCGAGCTTTTAGCAAAATTGGTATAAAAGAAAAACTGCAAGGTAGCCCGCCGTAGAGCCGCCTTGCAGTTTTCCATCTATTCTCTTAATGCCTTATCGTGTTTTTTACTGATACTTCGTCCAGTCCGGTGCGCTTGTCAGCTTTGTCCACTTTTCACCGACCTCGCCCTTGCGCTTGAAGTCATGGCTGTTGGTGGCTTCCTGGACGGCAAGGTAATGCCAATCGGTGGGCTTGTTGTCCGGCCACACAACCATGCTGCCGAGCAGATCTTCCTCATCCTGCGGCATACGGCAGAGGACACGGTTGATCATCGTCATAGCCTGCGCACGGGTGATGTAGTCGTTCGGACGGAACGTGCCGTCTGGATAACCTGCGATCCAACCCAAAGCTGCGGCCCGCTTGATCTCCGCTTCGGCCCAGTGACCGGAAATGTCGGGGAAGTTGTTGTTGCCGTTGGTCTGCTTCGTGTCGAAACGGGCGCAGATCACTGCAAACTCAGCGCGGGTGATAGGGGCATTGGGATCGAAAATCTCAGCCGTGCGGCCCTTCACGATGCCCAACTTTGCCATGGTGGAGACGGATTTGTTGCACCACTGACCGTCGACCACATCGGTGAAGGTGTTCTCAGCAGTCAGGTTTCCGTCACGGATGTCTGCGTTGAGCAGCCTGAAGAAGATCGTGGCGGTCTCAGCGCGGCTGACGTTCGCGTTCGGGCGAACGTTGCCGTCCGAGTAGCCGATCACATAGGCGTAGTGGTCATCGCCGTTGAGCATATCCGGCACAGTGGATGCCTTCCAGCCAGCATAGATGGTTTTGTCGCTGGTCATCTTGATGCTGCTGATCTTTTCAGTCAAATTTTTGTCAGCATACCACCCGGTGAACGTATACCCCTCACGAATCGGAGTTTTTTCTAATTTTACTGTCGTACCGTCAGAGCAGCTTTCATCTTTGTAGCTGGTGCCTCCGTTGGATTCATAGTGCAGGACGTAATGGTAGGTTCCGCTGCTGCTTCCGCCACCACCGCTATTATTGCTGTTGTTATTATCCTTAGCAAAGGTGGCCTTGATGTAGCGCGACACGATTTTTGAGAAATTCGGACAGGATAATTGAGAAAAAATAGCGCCGTTCTAAGAAGAAAATCTTAGGCTCGTCCCACAGCAAACGCGGCCCCCTTCAAGGTGGTCTGCGTGTACTGCGGGACGAGCCTTTGTGGTTGCCCGGGAAAGATGTAAACTGCCTTTACCTCGGGGTTTTTGCTTCACCGCTTATCTCATTCGTTGGTAGCTTCTTCCTGAGTAGCCAAATACTCAGCAACAGGAATGATATAGGCTTCGGGAAGCTCCTCGATCTCGCGCTTGCCGTTCTTGACGAGAACGGCATAGACGGCGATCATATAGGTCTTAACCTTCATTTCTGCTTACCTCCTTTTTCAAGCATTTCAACACGGGCTTTCAGCTCCGCGTTGGACTGTTCCAGCGCAGCCAGCTCTTCAAAGAGTCCAGCGATCGCCTCGTAGAGGTCGACATTCC